CGGTGGGCGTTAGACGATCCTGATTATATCATTGTAGATAGTAATGGCAAACAACATCTCTCAGAGTCTGGACATCAATACTTCTTGGATAATATAAACGAAATACTCAACTGGGCAATGGCGGCAGGTAAATAATAATGAATTGTGATATTCTTGCGGAGGATTGGTATGTCATATCTTAAAAATATCCTAAAATCATTATTCAAAGAGGAGCTTGACGAGGCTTACGCTCAGGCAGATTTCTACAAGAGAGAGAATGCAATTCTACTTGCAAAAATAACAGATCTGGAGAAGCAGAGACCAGTAACGATATCTAAATCTCTCAAATGGTTTAGTAACCACAAAGAGTTAAGACAGTGGCTATTTAACAATCCAATTTCTGAGAGGCAGTATAAGACTACAACATATGACTGTGACGATTATGCAACCGATCTAAAACTTGCGGCTGAGGAAGACGGATACAGGATGGATATACAGTGGGATCTCTCAGGAAGATTCGATCCAACTGGCAAAGGACAACCTCATGCTTTGAATTCTACTCGAATCGGGAATACAGTTTACATCATAGAGCCTCAAAAAGACTCAATAGTATATGAAGGACGGATAGACTAATGACATTTGACCAGAATAGATTTGACTCCGATGGATTTGACGGGACAGTTATATCATATCTAAATAGGGCGGATCTGTATGGTCTTGGAAATGTAGATTTTGCAAGAGGACATAGAGTAAGGAAAGCTGTAAATCTAGATTGCTACGGAGAAGGCGAACTTGGGATTAACCCTACAGTTATCAGAGATAATCGGGCGTTCTTATATGGCGTAGGTGCTCTTGCTGCCACACCAACCAGAATAAGACATCGGTCTGCCATTCTATATGGTATAGGAGATTTGGTGTCTTCCGCAATGGTTGGGGTGGAGGTCACAATCAAATATAACTCTACTCTATCTCCAGGAGAAACTCTTATACTAGACTGTCAGAAATTCACTGCCAAAAAAGACGGAGTAAATGCTCTAGGATCAATATCAGGTGATTTCCCTGAGATAAACTATGGAGATAATATTGTATCATATTCTGACGACGATGCTTCTAGAACAGCACTAGTCACAGTCTTACATAGGAGTAGATATGTATAGGTTCGACGTATTTGAGAAGAGTTCTGGCAGCAGGGTTGCAATCCTTGAAAATGTTATTAGTGCTACAGACGACCAAGAGATATCGTCAGCATATTCTATTGACCTGAAATATCCTGCGGATGATGAGAAAGTAGGCTTCTTCTCTCCTGCATATGAGCTTAGATTATATAACCAAGTTACAAAATGTTACGAAGGTTACTATAAGTTACAGACTGTAACAGAAGAACACGATTCATCAGGATATTATCTCTCGGCTCAGTATTCTAACGTCTTGATCCAGCTAGTGAATGAGGATAACAAGAGCTATGATAGCACATCTACTCCAAAAAGTCTTGAGCTAATCCTTAATGACATCCTTAATCTTCAGGATAATTTAAATCCATTTACATTGGGCACTGTAGAGATCTCAACAGAATTAGCCTATAACTTTTCAGAATTAAATCTGCTCCAAGCCATTACAAACCTACAGAAAATAGTAGGTGGATATTTTGAACCTGAAGGACTAGTCCTGCATTGGAGAGCAGATTATTCTCCTTCCAGTTACTATGAGGACAAATTAATCCGGGATGAAAAGAACCTGAAAAGTATCTCTAAAGAAACGGACTATTCATCTCAGATCAATCGAGTATATGCCTATGGCAGTGGCGATGGTGATGTTCAAGTAAAACTAGACAATGTAGCTAAATTATCGTTTGTTGGAGGAGTAAACCAACCTACTATTGGGGATATAATCTATGTATCTTCTGAAATTTATGGCAGTCTTGGCAGATATGTAATTGAATCCGGAAGTTATACTTCTGACGATGCTGCGGGATATTATATCCTGTATGACTGTGTAGGTGCTTTTGAGATAGGTCAGACTTTACAGAACGATCCTACAGATCCTACCGAAGACTACGGAGATATATCTGAGGTACTTAAACAGAATGATGTAGGGTATATTGAGGATTCTGTATCTCAAATAACGTATGGGATTCAATCCGGACAGATCCGTAATGCTCAGATTACGCACCCTGCAACATTACTCTTGTGGTCGGAGCGAGTTCTAGAGCAGTATAAAAACCCGATATATCAATATACCATAGATTGTATTGATCTGAGTGAGAAAGAAGGATACGACTACGCTCTTGAGCATCTGAGCATTGGTGACGGAGTTACGGTCATAGATAAGAAATCTAACATCCAAGTGAATACTTATGTAGTCAGTAAATCTTCGGATCTCATAAACTCTCAGAACATCTCTCTACAGCTATCTACAGTAGCAGAGGATCTGTCATCTTTGATCGGGAACATCCAAGATAATCAGCACCTTAGTGAGAGTATTGCCACTCAGATTGGAGCAGGACAAGTAATAGTTCAAGGGACTGTCACTGTGCAAGACTGGGCTTCAGAAGGGACGACTACAATAGATGGCAGTAAGATCACTACAAATACAGTTAGTCTAAATACTCTTAATTTCACTCCATTAAGTGCCGGGGATGGATTGAGCACCGGAGAGATCATAGGGACGATTAATGGTTCTGAAGAAGGAGTTAAAATTCAGGCAAGTAAAATAGACATAGTTGCCGGAAATCAGGTCTATAGGCAGGATTCAGAACCATCATCTCCAAGCGAAGGGGATCTTTGGTATGATCTTGACGATGACGAGAAACTATATATTTACTCTGAGAGTGGAGATTGGGTGGTTGAAGAATCTGACATATATACTCCAATATATAGATCTATATTTGATGCTTATCGGAATCTGGATTACATTACAATGTACTATAATTCTCCGGGATTTCTACCAAATGTCGGAGATATAGTTGTAAGTGATTCCGGATGGGCGATATATACCGGTGGGGGATCATACCAGAGTCGATCATGTTCAATAAGTACAATATGGTATGTAAGTTCTCACAACCCAATAAAATTGTATTTAGGTGTCCGTCCAGTTAGTGCAGATGATTATGATCTACATTTGGCATATGATGGTACAGTAACAAATTATGTAAGTGGGTCATGGCATACTGTTTCGCTCCCATTTCTACTTGGTGATTTAAAATCCATAGTGCAGGTGTTAAACAATTCTCTTAACTCTAATAGGACGGATATATTCTATCAAGCCACAGAACCTACTGCCAACAAACAGTTTGATCTTTGGATTGATACTGACGATAACAGTATATATGGCTATACCGGATCAGCATGGACTGAACTGCCTAACGAAGTTTCATCTCTGATATTAGATGCCATGCCTGACTTATTTGATTACACCAACGGAATAATCTATTATTATAGGTCAAGTGCTCCTACAGGCGCAGGAATAGGATACATCTATACGACATCCTCCTCTCAGTATTCATATTATCATATTGGGTGGTTTAGGTGGCTAAAAGATGAACAGATAGATACAAACACTGCTCAAATATCTGTCACTCAGGATGAGATAGCACTTAAGGTGTCTCAATCTGCATCCGAGAAAGCATCTGTTGTCGTGAATGCCATTAACGGAGGGACTGTCAAAATTAACGCTGCTAATATCATCCTCGATGGAGAAGTATCTGCTACAGATGATATTAGATCGTCTGATTATAGTGCCGGTTCTTTAGGATGGATTATCAAAGGAGACGGAGATTCAGAGTTCAATAACATTACAATTAGAGGAGCAGTTCTTGCATCAGATGGATCTCTAGAAGTAGATGGAGCGATGTCTGGTAAGAGTACCTCTTATACATATCTTGAGAATACTAGCCTAATAGGTACAAACATCACCCCATTTACCGTTGGAGAGTCAGTAACTGGTCAGACATCCGGAGCAACCGGAGTGGTGCATTCATCAATAGGATACTATGGCGAAGATGGAATATATATCTCAGTTACTTCTGGAACATTCCAAGTAGATGAGATAGTTAAACAGGATACAACTATTTCTGATCCTACCTTGGGTGATATATACCCTCAATTTGTAATAGATGCAATATCTACAGTTACTCCTACAACCTGGAGTATCAACGGATATCAGTCTGCTTCATTCCCATACTTGAATACAGATTTTTTGACATATTCAGAAGCATCTACAGATGGCAAAATAACAGTTGGGTGTGGGATAGAGATTCTAGGAGGGATTGGATTCTCTGGGACTATCACCGGCAATGTAGTAGTGTCTGGGACATTATCTTGTGGTAGTAATTCGTTGACTTGTGGGGCATTGTCGTGTAGTGGCGTTTCATCATCTGGAGCAATATCTGCTCCTGGCCAATGGCTAACGTGTGGAAGTGTCAGCTGTGGAACTATTGGTTGTACTGCAGTATCAGCAACAGGCAATATTGAATCAACCGGAGGTTCTCTGAAGGCATCATCCGTATATTTGTCAGATAATGTATATTTATACACTGAAGGTAATAGAGTTAAAGCTAAAGTAGGATCATTAGATTATGAAATAGATTGGACATTAGTATCATGATAAAACAAATAACTATGGTAATTTACGAAGAGGCTGGTAAAATCCCGGATGTAACAGTTACAAGCAACATGCCTCTGGAGGAAGCGGCAAAATATCTCATCCTCTATGCCCAGAATGTAGGAATACAGATGGGGCGGGCACAGGTAACAAAAGAAAATAAGGAAGTGAATGATAATGACCGACCCAATGATAACTGAAATAGTAGGATATATCATAGCCATAATTGCAGGATATATTGCAGTTCTAAAGAACAAAGAGAGCAAGGCAAAAGAATCTGAACTCAAGCAGACAATCAATTATCTGGATGACCTCAACCCTGAAACAGAACCCCCAAAGGCCCTGCCATTACATATGCAGAAGAAAACCCCATATAATCCCTCTAGATCCTCAGATGGATTGAGGATAGGATCAGTCACAATAGATGGAATATTCAAGCATTGGGCCAAGGATGGATATTCTAATTCTGAGAGATTATTGCAGTTACATCTTGAAGATGGATTTCCAGAGCTACTGGTTCGGACTATCGGGGCCAATATTGGTTCAGTAGTTCTAGGATACCAGATTGATTCAGAACCTATACAGACGGTCACCTTTGATGTCTTAAAATCAGGGCAGCTCAATACTCCTATATTCCAGTTCTCAAAATATGGGACATCCAGGACAATAGGATCTCATATAATCAGAATCAAGACCGGATATTATTCCGGAAGGGACATCACTACAGGAGATCAGATTTCGTGGTCTTCAGAAACCGTATTCCCGGTAGAAATAATCTGAGTGGAGGAATCGAACCTCCATAAACCATTACTCAGTTTTTGTTTAGGATCTCCCACGATGGCGTAGATAAAGGCAAGATATGCTGGAGATCTACTTTCTCAATATCTACCTGAGTCCCTACAAGTCTTTTTATTGCTTCTGCTTTATCTGGAGCAGGTATAACTATAGCCCCTCCACCTAAATTGAATTTATATATCATTTCAAATCATCTTCATAGTTTGTTCTGTCTGTAGGATTGCTAAGTTCCTTATTAATCCTGGCAAGGGCAAGGGCGGCATACACCATAATATCTTTAGCCTCATCTGCCTTTTTATTCAGATTGATTGCTTCAGTAAGTCTGATAGCTTTCAGTTCTATTTGTCGAGTTAGAGTTTCCAGAGGACAAATCAGTGCCGGCTCTTCCCGATAATGATCTCCTTTATACTCCATAGTATCCTGAAGGATCTCTATTGATTTTTGTTTATAGTCTTTCATATAGTCACCTATTTATATGATTGCCTCTAAGTTCTCAGAGGTAGATGGCGAGGTACTAAGTACCTCAAAAATGAGAGGTTATAAAAACCCCCTCTTATTTGAGACGATCTCAATTGCTTCTTTTACTAACTGCCTGTCCTTTTGTAGTGGACATTCAAAGCATCTCCTTGAATTTATTCAGTTCGTATTCGTCCCGTTCGTGGTATATGTGGGCTGATATTGCTCGGTGCTCATACCAACCGATTCTAGTTTGGAGCTTTTTAGCGACATACCTCTGGAGTTCGTGTAAGACATACATATTTGCTCCTAGAGCTGATAGGATGTCATTACTCCGGAACTCTACAGCCATATTGAGCCGTTCCTGTCTCCATAGGAACTGAATTCTCTGGAGGCATGGCGGGTTATCTGAGAAGAGGTCTTCTTCCGGGTACCATGTTATAGCCTGTGCTCTACGAGATGTAGGGTCTTGATTGAGCTTATGTACTAAGTTGTGTATTTGGTCGAAGGAGTTATTCACCTCTCTAGACACTCTATTCCGAGATTGGTAGTCAAATAAACGGTCATGATAAGTATATGCAAAGGCAGACCCTTTTGTTGATCCAAGTATCAAATCGTCCTTATACTGCTCCATTGCCTTCTCTCCAAACATACAGGCAGAGCTGACTTTATATTCGTCCTCTGGACTCATCACAAATATAAGAAGGGGTTCTGGGAGTTCCAGAGTCTTCTCTCCATCTTCAGTGATTAGCTCTACGCCATGTTTGACAACCTGCTTTACTGAAAGTTCGTGTGCTCGACCTAAAGCCGCAGCCCTAACTATATATGCCATTATTTCTCCTCCTTCCATTCATGAGGCATCAGGAAATAATTATCAGTGCCGTTTGATATTGTGAGCATATCCGATTTATCCCCGGGAACACATCGGTTTCCATTTACTTCCTTCACCCTTACGATAGAAATATATGGAGCATCCCTAAATTTAGGGTTTTTTTCTGCTTTCTTGATAAGTTTTTTTAGCAGATTCAGATCATATAATCCATATGCTAAAACCTCATCGCTATCGTCAAGTTCTCCAATTCCGGCAGACCTTTCAAAATATTCTTTGTTTACTTTCATAATTTCACTCCACTTAATTAATCCCACTCATTAGGGCTAATATATCGGTTATTTGATTCATAGTATTTGCAGTGCTTTGAAGATGTCCTTGCATCATGTACGCAAGGTAGGGGTAATGGATGTTCTCCATTACAATCTCTATTCGGATTCCAGCAGTTATTGAACTGACCAGAATTAGATCTGGTATAATATTTGCAATTCTTAATACATGGCATTCATTTCACCTCGCTATACTGATTGTTACCTCTTGATATGCTTATAGTTCTGTCATATTCCCCTGCGATGTCTAAATGAGATATAACAAATATCTGACCGAATGACTCCTTCTGTGACCTGAGGGTCTGGAGAAGATTCCTCTGCCGTTCCTCGTCCTGAGAACCGAATATCTCATCTAATATCATGAAGGATTCAGTAATGTTCCCGGACTTCTGGTTCAGATATTGAGATAATGCAATCCTGAGTGCAAGAGCGAATACATCCTGCTCCCCTCCAGAGAACCTCTTACTAGGATATTCGTTCCCGTCCCTGCTTCTTACTCTCAAGACGAAATCCTCATCCAGATAAACATGGTCATAGTATCCTCCTGTAATCTTAGACACTATCTGGCTAGCATAATGATTGATGTCTGCTCTAATCTGCTTCATCAGGTCATAGAAGAACATTCCAATATACCGATCTACATCAGAATACAACTTTAGTTCCTTTGTGACAGCCTGAAGGGCAGACTTCTCAGATTCATATCTATTGAATCTAGAGCAGAGATTCTCTATAGAGTTTTGATGGTCCTTCTCCTGAAATTTCAGCTCCCCTACCGTATCGTGAATTTCTTTCCTAAGGTTTGTTGCCCGATCCATTCTGTCCTTCAAGTCTGCCGTTTTCTCCTCTAATGTTTGAATCTCTAATGGATCTACATCTAGCTCCTTGACTTTTTCATTCAACCGGATGCAATGCCCGCTCTCATCCTCAATTGCCTGCAGGTAAGACACTGCTTTGTTTAGGGTTTCTTTTTCAGCCCTCAAATTTGGGAGGAGTATTGTCTGTAGCCTCTCGACATCTTCTTTCAGATTGTTGATCTTAGTTAAGATGTCAGATGAAGAGAGGTGTTTCTTCTGATCTGTTTGTAATTCTCTTAGATCTGCCTCTCTGTCAGAGATATACTTCTCTCTTGAGCAGATTGTCTCAAGAATATGTTCGTTCTTATCCCACTGAGATTTTAGGAGAGAATAACCATCATCTGCCTCTAGATATTTATCGTATGCTAATTTGTGTTCAGATGATAAGTGGTCAATCTCTGCAGATACAGAATTCTGTTCCAGCTCTTTGATTTCTCCTTCCAGTCTTGAAATTGTAGTAGTCTTATGCTCTGGAGTCAGTTCTGCTCCACAGAACGGACAAATAGAAGTATCTAATTTCATATTCTGGATATATGTCTTCTTCACCCCTATCTGATAGAGGATCTTGTCTAACTCTTCCTTGAGCTTCTGCTTCTGATCGAACAGATTATCCTGTAGCTGGAAATACTTACTAACTTCAAGCCTCTGTTGCTCTTTAAGCAGTGCAAGTTTTTCTCGGTCTTTAGCCTGACTTCTCAAAGCATCAAGGTCAGATTTATATTCCTGAATATTCTTCTGGTAAGACTCTACCTGATATTCGATCTGAGAGGCGATATTCCTCTCTTTCTCAAGGCTTGATATTTCGGAGTTCGTTGCTTTTATCTGCTCTTCAGTTATAGATATTTGGTTGTCGATTTCGATTACTCTCTCTTCAATTGAGAAAGGATTTATTTCTCTAGTTCGCATCAGACCGTCATATAGGGCATTATAATCAGATAGTAATTTAGAGTGGGTATCATATTCCATCTTGAGTGTATTTGCTTCTCTCGCCTTAGCATTTAGGTCTGAGAGTCTTTTAGAAGCTATCTCATGGTCTTGAGATGATTCAGAATAGATTTCTTCTGCTTTTGAGAGCCTTCCTTCATTGAGCCGGATCTCATACTTGAGGAATTCTAAATTGTTCCTCTCTAATGATAACTGAGCATCTAGTCTATCAATGTCCTCTGCGTTGATATTCATCTGATGGTGGTTCTGCTTAAGCTCTAGTTCTTTCTTAATTGAGAGTAGATGATTATGAGTATCTCTCTTGATCTCATCATACCCAAGCATCTTGAGAAACCAGTTCTTCCGGGTGCTCTGGTCATCAGAGAGTAATGCCATAACATCTTTCTGACCAGAATATACAGTATTCCTAAAATCAGCCGGACTCATATGGAGTAAATCTGTGATGAATTCCTCGCAGGCATTTACCCCACTGCATTTAAGTTCTCCATCTCTGTAGATACTACAAGTATGAGTATTCGCCATTGCTCCTTGCCGGAACGTCCGGACGACTTTATACTCTTCGTTATGGTCTGTGAATACCAACTCTACTTTCGCAGTATTCCCATCTGAAAGGGAGGATACGATTGAATCTGAGTCCAATCCAGTACTCCTCACGCCATATAGCCCGAATAGAACTCCTTCAAATATAGTAGATTTCCCTACTCCATTACTCCCTACAATCCCGGTAATTCCGGAGTCAAAAATAATTTTTTGGTTCTTGTATTGCTTGAAATTCTCAAGCTGTAAAGATACTAATCTCATTCTATCACCTCAAATCTAGATATTTTATTACACCTGCAACACCACAGTTTCAAGATTCCTGCTTTTGACATTGCTCGTAGATAGTCTTCGTTTGCTACAGGCAAGAGCCGCCCTAAGGCTTTCTCCTTCGGCTCAATGTCGTTGCAGGATAGGCATTTCAGTTTCATTCTACATCCTCTACATATATCCTAAGCACTCCCGTACCTGCCTCTACAATCTCTTCTATTTCTGAATCTGAAGGTTGGTGGTTCTTCTCAGAGAATGCTGCAAACTCTTTCAGGATGTCGAGTTCGTCTAGATCATAGTCGATACAATGCTCAGAGCCGCCCTTATCAACAGTTTTCAGTTCCACTCTAAAATCTAGTGCTCGATCAATCATCTTCCTGACAGATTCGTCATTTGTCACAGCAGCCATGACCTCAACCTTGCACCCTACCAGCGTCAGTTTCGCCATGAAGGAATCCTGCTCCTCTGGCAGGTCAGCAGTCGCTCTTATCACCTGTTGTAAGATGTCCTCAGGAGAACATATACGGCAGTCTATTGCTCCACAATCATACATAGGAGTATGTGGTAGGTCAATATGAGAAACCCTCATATCCTGTCCTTCATTTAGCTCTACGAGCAAACCCCCTTTGGTATCGTTGATCTCTCCATAGTTCAGATACTCTAGCGATCCGGCATACCAAGCGTTCTCTGATACTTTACACTGGTGATGCACGTGACCTAACGCAACATAATCAAACCCATCAAAGATCTCTATTGGGATCTCAGACTCATTGACTGCATGGGTAGGGACGAATCCCGGAACTAATCCATGAGTGACCAAAACTGAGAATAGATTCATATAATGTTGAGATTTCCTGATGATTTCGTTGGATTCTGAGATATAATCCTCAGATTTTTGTTGGTTTGGTACTAAGTAGAACTTAGAGATCCCCCAATTGTCAAAAACAGACTCTGCATGTGCAAATCTCCCATAACTCTCAGGATCTAAAAATTGGATAGGATTTATTTTTCTATAGTCTTTAGGATTGTCATGATTCCCGGATGCGAACATAATAGGGATCCCTTCGGAGTATAAAGTGGCAAATGCCTTCATAGCACAATCCAAAGCCTCTAACTTAGGCCGACTACTATCAAACAGATCTCCAGAGTGAATTACTACATCTGGATTAATTTCTATGATCTCCTTAATAGTCTTATTAAAATTATCATATATCTGCTTCTCTCTTAGATTCAACCCAGATATTGGGTCAATTTTACTAAATGCCTTCTTACCAAGATGGCTATCGCTAATATGCACAATTTTCATAAAATCACCTTATTTTGCATCTCGTTCTACCCAGCAGAAATTCACGACCAAGTCAACAAGAGCAGTTTCTTCGTAGTGTTCTTTCAGGATAGATAAGAGATATTGTTCTGCTTCCTCAAAACCAATCGTATCCGGGAGAGTTAATCTCCCGTGAAATGTGATGGCTCTTCTCTCAGACCGTAACCGGTTCTGACTGTCTTTTACACTCATTGGAATCCTCATACATATTAGGATGATCTATATACCAGTGCAAGATTCGATCTCCGTTCGCCTTCTTCTCAAGCCGGAACTCAATAGAGAATCCATGATCTGAGATCCACACAAAATAGTTCATCAACCCTGCGATGTCTGGATAACTTGCTTTGTTCTTCTTCACTTTCGACCATCTCTTCATCCTCTCAGATAGTATTCTGATTTCCGGGACATTCTCAAAGATAGTATCTAATTCATCCGCGAATTTCTCCATGCCGGTTCTGTTGAGATATGAGTATATCTTATACCGCAGCCCATCCACCAGATCATGCCTCTCCTTGTGAAGGGTGATCAGATTCCAATCCTCATTATGTTGGCAGATTTCGTATGGGATAATATGGTGAATTTCTAGGTTGGTATTTAGCCCTGAGATCTGGCACTCGTTCTGATCTCTAACCCTGACTTGTTTCTTTACCTTGCTCCATCCTTTCTGATCTCTCATAATCTAACTCCTCATTCATTCACAAATTTGAGCAATTCTCTTGCAGTATAGATCACTAACTCAATCCGGTCTGGTACTGCATCCTTCTCAGAGATCTTTTCCCCTAATATGTTTACCGCTGTATTCAAGCAAGCTTGTCTTGAAATTACCTTCTGCTTATTCGCATTGGCGGCAGAATTATAGTTATTCCAGCCCTTATTACCTGAGTTATTTTTAGGGAAGGTTTTGACATCGTGCCATCCAGGTTTTGCTTTCTCATCTGAAGTCTTTGAGGTCTCAAGAGTTGGAGGTTTATCTCCTGTATTTTCTTGTTTTACTTCTGGCTTCTCAGATGGAGCGAATTTGTCAGCAGTTGTGAACTCTGGCTTTTCTTTCTCTTGCCCTAGAAAACTAATTGATGTAGGGTCTCCTTTATAGATGGAGAAGCTGACCTTAGAGTTCAATAGTCCATCCCATTCAGATACATAACTCTCAGCAGGAGTCCCTCCATAGTTGAACCAATTCGTTCCAATCTTTACTCTTTTGCCAGTATTGTCTATTTCCAATAATGTTCCTGTGGGCATTTCATCTCTCCGTTCTATATTTCATCTCTCTTTGTTTCTTAGCCTCAAGGATGCGGCTCTTGTTCACTGTGTAGTAGTTACGATTATACTCCTGCCTGGAGATAGAGATTGGCGATAAAGTCAATTTTGGTCCAGATGTACGATATCTAAGTTCAGCTAACCGAATAGCTTCCTTCAACCGGACTATTTTAGACTCTCCAGAACCACCTAAGATTAACGGGGACATGCTTCCTTCAGCCATCTTCATCTCCTTCATCTACAACCTCAACCCAATCTATTTCATTACATTCTGGGCAATTGGATTTAAGCAAAGATTCCTCATCAGAAGCAAATACATGAACTTTCATTCCACAATGTTTGCAGGTATATTTGAGCAGAGCTTCTAGCTGACCTGTGCTCTCATTCAGACTTACCAACATAGACCTTCTCCGCATATACTTTGTTGAAATTCTTCCATTCCATCAAGGCGAAATTGCCATCTCCGGGTTTGCAGAGTTTCAGGACAGGATATTTCCCTTGCTTGCATTCCTCTTTGCATTTCGGATATATTCTCTTGATTGGTATTCTCATCCCTATCTGATAGAATTCATGATATTTATGCTCATATTCTGAGAAGATCTCACTATAATCTTGGTATCTCATTATTGCCCAGATCCATGATTTTTTTGGAGTATAGTTATACTTCACTATGAGTAAGGGAGTGAGTGCATCCTCGTCAGAGTTCCGGCAGCACTGCTTCGCCCAGTTCCAGATTGCTAGAGTTTCATGCCATTTACTCTCGATACCAAACGGGAATATCGCTCTTGCTTTCTCGCTTAACATAATATCCAGTCCTGGACTTCCCATAGGTCTGGATACCACATCAAATTCTGATAAGCCATAGGTCTCTTGGATATCAATTGCTATCTTCTGCTGTAGTTTCCGCCCCTTTTCTTTCCTGCTCTGAACCGTTCTTGCTGTCATCCATACAACTCCTTATTTAGTTCCGATATTATCTTCTCTGTCATCTGGCTGCTCTTCACTCTGGAATAGAAAGTAGTATATCCACTTGATTTCATAATTAGTCCTCTTTCAGTCAGTAGGTCTAACTGATACCTTGCTCCTTCTCTGGTCATATTCAACATCTGTGCTGCCTGTTTGGCTGTAAGGAAGTCCTGACCTTCTACATACATACATCTCAATATTTTGATCTGTTTTATCCCCAATCCGAAAGGTCATATCAATCCCTCACATAATAGCCATATCCCCGCCCAATTTTATATTTCTGGACTTTCCCGTCTTCCACTAAAATATTCAGGTGCTTAAGTAAGGTCGGGTGTGATAACCGGGAATACGGATATTCCTCATTATATTGTGCAAGAATTGTAGGTGTTGTGATTGGGAGTTCTGATCCCTTCACAATCTTATATACTAATTCTGTCAATTCTGGTTTCTGTACTTTTACTATCATACTAATTTTAAACTCCCAAATCTAGGCTCAAATGCTTCTCCTGCAAGGATCATTTCATCTATGATTTTCTCTGCTTCGCCTCGGTCAATTTTATTCTTTTCCAATTCTGAATAGAGTGTATTTCTAGACACTACATCCCACTCATCACCATGTTCTGCCATGATCTTCCGGATCATTTCTACTTTCCTCCTCTTGCTATGAGTCGTCCCTGTCATGAGCTTATCAATATCATAGTTCCCTGTTGTCTGATCATATGCTACATCTGTCAGGCAATGATCTAATAGAGTGATTGCAGCCTTAGCATCTTGAGCTTCTACAACTTCACTCAATCTCATCTTTGCGTGAGCTTCGCTGATCCTCACTAATGCCTCCAATTGTCTAGGGGTGATTGCTACCGGAGTGTCTTTCTTCCCTGACCCTAGCTGCCGGACTTTGAGATAGTAGCTATGTAAGGCTGTAGCAGCCTCCTCAGATAGTGTAGGTTTGCATTTATCTCTAGCATAAGCAATATACTTCCTGAGGAGTTCTGTGTCAATACAACTACCTTCTGACCGGTTCTGATTAGAATGTACTCCTAGAATACTATCTGCGATTTTAGAGTCTGAGTCTGTAGATGGGATGTCCCGCACGATGAATATAAGATCATACCGTGACAACAAAGGTGGGGGCAAATCTAACTGCTTACTCAACGGTTCATATTCATCAAACCGCCCACTTTTCGGGTTTGCATTCGAGAATAGCCCGCACCGACACTTACACTTCCCGACCAGTCCTGCTTTAGCATAGCTGATCTCCTGTTCCTCCATCGCTTCATGGAGGATGCTCAGATCCTTTTTGTCGAACTGACCTAATTCATCTACTACACAGATGCCTCCGTCTGCCATCGGCAATGCTCCAACTTCTATGCTCCATCGTCCATCTCCGAAGTCATCTTTCACGAAAGTGATTGTCAGACCCGAAGAGGACGAAGACTTACCACTCACATATATCCCTCTAGGACTAATCTGGAGTGCTCTCTTAGCTAGAGCTGATTTCGCAATACCAGGATCTCCCACTACTAAGATGTGGAAATCTCCTCTTTTCCTACTGCCATCCGCCAATATCTTAACAACTCCTCCTAATTGTTGCAGCAGGATACCCAACTTAACCTCCGGATTTCCATAAATGTTCGGAGCGACAGAACTAATGAGTATATCTTCGAGATCCTCCCTTTTAGAGAGGTCAAGAATCTGATCTATACTGTCATAGTAGTCGACATCTGTATAGTCACTATCATCTGTATCATATCCTAAAACCTGTAGCTTCTTTATTTGAGTGATCTTTCCCTGATCGGACTCCTCTGTCGTTAAGATACCTGTTACTCTGATCCTCTGTCCAGGATATATCTTCCCTGTGATGTAAGATTCCGTTTCTAGTATTATTGATTGAGGTTGCCCTCTCATCATTCCATCTGTGAACTCCTCTAGCATTAGCTTCTCTGAATCTACATATGAGGACAAATCCGGCTCAAACCTGAACTTATGGGATTTACATCCGTCATTACTGCACTGTTTTGGAAACTGTAGTTTCTGCCGGTCTTGAGCTACCATACTACTGAACCCGCACGAATTACAAGTGAATATTGCATCCGTAACTTTCGGTTTTACTTCCGATACTTTCTTCACCAGACCTTCCAGAGTCACCAATTTATACAGGTGCTTACTCCTTAGATTCCGAATCTGTAACGGAAGAGCTCGACCAAACAAGAATACCGGGAAGTCATTTATTGGGTGTTCTTTTTGGATGTATTCTGGGATTGATTGCCGGACTGCATCTCTTAGATCAGATATCGCAGAATGAGGGCTATCAATGAAATAGTCATGATATTTCGTACTCCATCTCTCAAGAGCCTGGAGATCAATGTTGAGATACGGTGCATCTCTATCAAGTTCGCTCTCAAACTCTCTCAAAATAGAACCTTGAGAAAGGAATTTTTGAAGATCCCCTACTCGGTCAGTGATTACAATGCTCAAATTATTCCTCCAAGTCTTCTGAATATTCCTCAGTCAAATCTACCCACTTCCTTCCGCCACATTTACAATCTCTCTCAGATGCTTCTTCAAAGTCATGAGCGTTTACATGGCATATCTCTCCACATTCACAACATCTTAGAGTGAATATCGGTAAACTGTTATTGATTTCGCCTCCTTCTGGTAATGCTTCACTTCCAGCTATAAGCTGCTGGGCTATAGTGTATTCTGACCTGTCGCCTTTGGCAGTGGAGAACTCAAACAGATTAGAATCTGGATTCCCCCATATTGAGATCTCGGCAGTGGCTTTAATAGAATCTATTTCAGAGAAGACTCTCCTCCTAGCAGAAAACTCATCTTTGAATTTATCAAGGGCTTTCTCCTGAATTTCCACTAATGCTCCATCAATGTTGTCAGCTTCTACTGCGATATTCCAGTCTTTGATTGTTGCCGCCCAGTTGCCACCTTCCAGACGCTCCAGTTTGACCTTAGCAATTACGCTCATGCTCTTCCTCTTCCTCTATTAGTTTGAAGCTGTGGATCTCGTCCTCAAATATTGCTCCGTCTTCTTCACAGACTGCTTGGATCACAGTGCCATTTCTACTGTCAGAAACCCCAAGGATTTTCACAACAGTCCCATCTATTCTATATATGACTTCTCGTCCGACGAGGTCACACAAAGTATCAGTGAGCTTGTATGTTGCTCTCATATTATCAAGTCCTAAATACGTCTTGACTACGTCTCTGACTATCGTTACAGCCAGAGATTCCGTGAAAAAAGATATTTTAGGTTAAAGGAGTTTATGCGGGGAGTTATAGGATAATGTTGTGGATTTCGTCTGGATAAGATGTTATGTCGTCCGGAATAATCCTGTCCTGATATACACATTTTGCAATCCCAATATCTCCATCGGTGTGGGCCTGAGTAGTCATGCGATATATCATGATCCCATGTGGTTTTTCGGTCTCAATTGCTGCAAAATATACTGGGATTTTCCGTCCTATATTATCCTTCAGAACCATTTCTGCGATCCTTGACTGTATGTCCCATCTATATTCTGTCGCTCTCTCCTGAAACTTCCGGGCATCTGAAATTGGTTTCAGAATGATTGCTCCTTCTGAGAAGATTTTATGGATCTCTGCCTTGAAGGTGACTCCCTCATTATCATCAGAGTAATAAAATAATGAATCCCCGTCCTTACAGTCATGGAACTTCTCACTCAGGAATTTATGCTTTATAGTAGAGCAGACTATATCATCTACCATGAAGTAATGTTCCTTCTTGACCACTATCAGCCCCTCACTTTCATATTTCTTTTTTTGCTCTTTGTTCGCTTTCAGTCGGAGGTCTCCTTCGATCCATGCTCTCTGATTGAACCAATATGGGGGGTTGCAAATTGCATCTATGATGTCCTGCTTAATGACACTCCTCTCTGGATGCACCCTATTGACATAGTGGTCTGGAGATCTCAACAATGCCACTACATCATGGTAATCTAGTCCAGAGTGTTCTTTATACTGTTCCATGTTTGGAATTATGTTCCACTGTTTTACTTCATTCATATTTAGTCCTCATATTCATCACAATCATGTGTGTGCCCAAGGCAGTCCATCAGCCGATCATGGCAGGGAGTTCTCCCAGCAGTAAGACATCCGTGCCTCTTCCGGCATCGGTTTCCCCTCATCATAATAACTGGATCAAAGTGCCTGCAATGTGTGATTTCCGTTTTCATACTTACCACCACACATGAGCTGGCTCATATACCCACTCAATGCCATCATAGGAACTTATCTCCCAATCTATATTGTCCGGAATTACCACCACTTTCAGAGATGATCCACTCCCACTGGCATCCTTACCAAGTTCTTCTATCACCTGTACTAAGTGTTGGTCGTCTCTTCTCACGTCATGGCATAATTCAAGCCCGGACAGTTCTGCATATCTCTTCTTCGCTTTTTCTGAAGGATTGAATCCTCCATAACAACCATTTATTACTACTTTCATCCTTTCCACTCCTTGTAACATCTACTGCATAATGTCATTAGCTTCTTATCTCCATGTGGTATGTTCAGGACATACCATTCTTTGCCGCGTTCTGTCTTCTCAGAATCTCCTCCGCAGCGGTCACACCTGATCGGGCCGGTAATTTCAGGTCGCTTAATCTCATCCAATGTAACCTGTGTCTTGGGTTTGGGGTCTCTTCCTGCCATAGTATCACATTATCTTCATCATTGCATTCCTGTAATGCTTCATATGTAGCCCTTACGGGCAGTTCTCCCAGATATTTAGTATTCAGGAAAAAAGAGTTCGCTTCTTCTCCGGACTTGAATGCCATCATTCCTAGTACCACAGTATTCCCGGTTATAGGATCTGGTGAAGTCGTCATCATAGGAAATTTGGCTACTTTGTGGTCTTGCCAATCATTCCCATATGTTCGTATTTCAGTATCTCCAAGATGTAAATCCATTGGGGCTAAGATCATCATCCGAGTCTCAGATAGTCGGAAAATAATAGCTGATAGGTAGGTCTCAGGGGAGGCCAACACCTTCCCGTATACTTCTACATCATGATCATATCTGATATTCTGATGCTCTAAGGCATAGCGGAGGACCTCCACACTATATTCCCCTACTAGCATCCGTTTAGCTCCATTTTAATTCCTGATAATAAATATTCTGCATTCTCAACCGATTCGTTATATGAGTTCTGACCCTCATATGAATCCACGATTTCTTTTTCATCTTTTGTCATGTCTGTATATGTTTTCTTGGCGTATGATGGCGGTAGCCATTTCTTCTTCTGGCATCCGAAGTAGTTAAACTTCTTCAGCAGCTCTTCATCTTTGAATGTAATGTGAGTTGTGCCTTTTTTATAACAAGTGATATTGAAATATCTACAAGATATATTCTTAGTCGTCTGGGTCCCTCTAACTCTATGTAGAATCTGAGTTACCGATTCCTTGTCTGGATTCTTCCAAGATAGGTATTGTAATACTTTCTCTATATCTGCTAACTTTTCTGAATCTCTATATCCATACTGGGAATAATCTCCAACAATATATCCATAGATGTTCAAAGGCAGAATTACCTTCCGGTTGATTTTGTAAGCTTTGTTCGTCTTCCATCCGGTGAAATAGTGTCTGTTCTTACTCATCTCATCAAACCAATGATGGTCATTAGTCATATACTCAAATAAGTCCAGTATGGTCTGCTCTGTTGCTGCAATTAGATCATTCTGCATCTGGATTCTAATGTTGTGGATGTTATATTCGTTAATGTCATAGTCTTTTAGGACATCTACATCTGCTCGGCATTTTGAGAGGAGATTGCTAGTGAAATTCTCTGAGAACTGAGGGCTTAGGAATATAGCTTCCCAATATTTCTTTCTTAGTAACCTTAAAAATTCATTCTCGGATGGTTCTCCGGACCTGCCGTAGTCATTGACTGATAAGTCTAAGATGTTTGAGCTATGTCTATTGAATGAAGACTGTATTATAGGCTCCATCGTCTTATAATCACGGATCAACTGTATGCCTGCAGCTGCCTCAAAATTGAACTTATCCACTGTAGCTTTTACATAGTCATTTTGGGCTAAATCGTTGTAGGTGTCTGGTTCAATCTCTCTAATTGGTTGGCTTTGTTTCAGGTCTTCTAAGATTATACTCTTCTTTGAATGATCAGGAATCGTGACCTTCACCAAAGCAATCCTTACATTGGTCTGACGTTCTGCATTTTTGAACATACCATCATGATATGAAATATCTGCCCTATACCACTCCAGTAAATCATCAATTTCCCGCCCTGTAACCTCAAACTCATCTGCAATTGAATCTGCGTTCAGAATACATACAATAGACCCTCCAGATCCTTCCTCTAAGATTCTAATTGCATGCAACAGATGATCCGGCCCTCTATCAAAAGGAGGGTTCATTATGATCATACTGTAATGTTTGTATGTCTGGAATTTCAGGAAATCGTCATAAACTGTCCGATATCCTTTCCCATTGAGGACATATTTTAATTCAGGGTTGATTTCGATACAATCTACATCAGGGATGTAATCTCTGGAATAATATCCGTTCCTGCATGCCCTCATACGTAATGTAATTTCATCTGCCAAATCTCCTTTGCCAGCTGATGGTTCAAGAACAGATTCAACCATGTTCCAGTCTATCCCGGACAGCATTGTAGAAATTAGAGACTTAGGAGTTGGGAAGAAATTCTTAAGTGAATTTTTCATCAGTTACTACCTCAATTGATAATCTAACCTTCAGAGGCAATTTTTTATTCTCACGATAAACCTTAGCTACCAGATTATCAAGATCGTTAGAATACATACTCCATCCAAACCTTGGATCTGGCGTTCCAAAGACATATCCCCCGTGTTCTATTGAGTCTATGTGATTGTCTTCCTTCAGTAATGATTCAGTTGAGTATAGGTTATTCTTAGATCCTAAATTGGATTGAATGTCCTTACTGCTATCCAGGATAATATGATCATACAACTCTTCGGATATCTCCCTTAATACCGGAGTACCCACATTATGAGATCCAGATATTTCTTTTATGTCTGAATCCTGCAAGGAATCATAATTCTCAAGGGCATTATTTATTGCCTGATCTACAGTCATTCCAATGCCTGCCATTGTGCCAGTGCCCCAGAACTCTACTCCCCAGTATAAGACCTCAAGTCCATTTCTGGCAATATACTCTTTGAACTCACATTCCTTCCAATGGTCGTTTTCTTTTCTGATCTGATCTACATAGTCCAGAAAAGTGTCTTCGTCCATGTCAATTACGGCATCACAATTTGGGCAGCGAACTGATCCAAGATAGTCTCTATTCTTATCGTGACCTAGTAAGGTCAGGAACTTAGTTCCACATTCTGCACAATAGGTTTCACTCATGGTTTTAGCTCCATAGTTTGTTGCTGGCCAGGAGGACTCACCTCACCCGACCTTCAGCACAAAAATAGAAAGATATTAGTTGGCTCTTCATTCACACTTCGTAGAAATGTTCGTAGTCAGAATGGGGCATTCCTGCCTGCCAATGCCAGATGTAGATATCTGGATCTTTCTGGAACTCTAAAAGGGCTTTCATTACCTCATCACTATCTGAATACTGGTGCACAGTCTTCTTATGAAAGTTACTCTTCTTTGCAGTTGTAATCTCAAACTTAAGTTCTTCTTTCATTATTCTACCTCAATAATTCCAGTAAGTTCCTTCTTCTCAAAATCGTTCATATTCTCTTCTTCCGGAGGCCATAGTTCAACTCCAGTCTGGTAATCATCTGGATTTGTTCTGACAAGACGATCTGCCTCTGCCAGATCTTTAGCCTCGACCTCAAATGTTCGCTCACACTCGCAGATATAGGATATTTTGTATATTGCCATTATCAATCATCTCCTTCCTGTAAAAATTTAGTGGGTCTTATCCTCCACTAAGCACTTGTAGAAGGTCATGACCTCATATTCCCCTTCGGTTCTGAGCCAGTGCGGTTCATTCGTCTTCCGGTTTGAGTTCCGGGTATAGATTGGGGCTTTTGCGTCTATTGTATCCCAGTCTTCTGATATGATGGGGTAAACTATCCCTGCTTCATCTTTAAGGCAATCTCTACCCCTTATGATCTCTCTGACGTGAGTGTACATCCGGCTGCCGTCCTTTCTGAAGATTGGTTTTGCCTCGATGTACCAGTCATCTAAGCAGATGTCTCCTGCAAAATCCAGAACATCTCGATCTGTCGGCTTGTGGTCAATTATCTTACAATGCACTGAGTTGTCTAAGACCCAGTTTCCATTGCTCATCTGTTCTACTTTGATCCTCTCTGTGCATCCAGTTCCATTTGTCTTAAGAGTGTATATCATTTTAATCTCTCCAATAAAAGTTAGTTTGTTCTTCTCCATCGAACTCTCGAAAGACGTTTCCTATTGTCTTGCCGTAGATTTTCGCCATTTCCATAACTCCTCGCTCCTTCATAATATCCAGAGCTTTAAGGGCTAAAAAACGATTTAATTTTAGGTCGGATTTTCGTTGTAATTTGGATTCTCTTCAAGCACCGTTAAGCTCCAGTTCCCATATCTTGGCTTGTTTCAAAAAAGACCCGCTCCACGAAGGGAACCCGACTTAAAAACGTCCGGCTATTCGCTTCACCACTAAAAGGTAAAAGACCCAAGTAACTTCGTCTGTAAGATTGCCACTCAGCTCCCGGCAGGATTCTAACCTGCTGCCTCCGGGGGAACCACTCCCGGATTCTCAGGGGATATTAGGAGGTTGAGTTTTTTCCGGAACTCCACTCCAGCTCAAACACGAATAGCCAAAAAAATATTGGACTCCGGCATCCCTGCCGCTTTACCTTACCACAATATAATATTATTTTATAACATAATAAAGGTTTTGGTTTTAAGTTGTAACTTTATAGATATACCTAAAGTTTATAGTAACTCCAGAACTTTTTGGAGTTTCCATAATAAATCCAGAACCAAAAATAAATTTCCTTGACCAGAATACCTATATAATATAATATAATAGAACCAAAAGAGTTATAATAATAATAATAATAAGAGAGTGAAAAACCACAGGTCAAAGTTTGCAAACTCTCCAAAAGATTTTGGAGTTTCCCTAAACTTTAGCTATATCATAAAACATACTAATCCAAATAAAAGGTCATTTAATATAGCAAAGTTCACCACCCTAACACATATCTAACATAAAACCGTATATATCAGTGTAATGTCTAAGAAAAATCCCGATATAGTCGAGTCTTCTATAGTACCTATATCGTCTATCTCTCCGAATGATTGGAATCCTAATCACATGAAAGATAGTGTATATGAGTTCCTCAAGAAGAACATCCGAACGAAAGGATTCTATCAGCCTATCATCTGCATTGAGGAGAATGGCAGATATATTATAGTCGATGGAGAGCACCGTTATCGTGCAGCCGTAGAAGAAGGTCTGTAGGAAGTAGAGATCAAAGTCCTCGATATTCCGCTCTCCTTAGCAAAAGCAGAAACAATCAATGCCAACCGTATTAGAGGTGACTTCAGTCCGGCAGAGTTAGGTAATCTCCTCACCGATATTCAAGCCTCGTTAGATAGCTCAGAAAATATCGCTGACATCTGTGTAATCCCGGAGTTCGAGATCGAGCTGCTCACAGACATCTCTGCCGAGGTGGAAGAGAACTCTGGTAGAGAGGAAGTAAAAAAGGTCCAGAAGAACTTCCAGCTCATGGTTCGATTTGAGAATAAGAAAGACATGACTACTACAAAAGAACTCCTGAACAACCTGCTCGCAGAAGACGGAGGAGTGAATATGAATGGTACAATGGTGAAAAGAGCATTAGAAGCGTACATCTTGGAGAATTAGAATGCTATTCGTGACAAAAGAAACAACCTTTGACGCAGCTCATTATCTCCCGGACTATATAGGACCTTGTGGAAACCTGCATGGTCATACCTACAAACTGCAGAACACCCCCAAAAGAATAGACTCTGTGAAGAAAGAATTGAAATCCCGTCATGAGTTTGAATTCACTACTTTTGAAAATCCGGGTTATGATGATCTGATAATCCTAAAAGATATTGATTTCACGTCATTTTGCTCCCACCACATGCTCCCTTTTATTGGAGTAGCGCATATCGGATATCTACCTCAAGACAAGATATGCGGCATCTCCAAGCTTGCAAGGTTAGTGGACAAATGGGCTGCAAGACCTCAGATACAGGAAAGGATGACCTCTCAGATAGCCAACGAACTCCAAGACACCCTAAACCCTCAGGGTTGTATGGTAATCCTTGAAGCCCAACATGAATGTATGAGGAGCAGAGGAGTTCAGACCCCAAGGAGCAAGATGGTCACGTCTGCTGTAAGGGGGAAATTCAAATTAGATCACAGTTTAAAACAGGAGTTCTTGGAGTTCCTTAAGTAATGCTATTGTATTTAGGATGTAATGGTAACTGTAACCTTGAATGCTTAGAGGAAGTAGGGGTCAGTAACATTCTCGTGAGTTATATCTCCCTGCAGAAATCTCCAGCATACTTATCTCAACTGAGAGGATTTAAATCCAGAAACCCTCACTCAAAAATCTTTTTAGATTCGGGAGCATTCACTATCCAGAGAGATACTTCATTCTCAAACTGGGATATGTTCTTCTTAGATTATGCAGACTTCTTAGATAAGAACATAGATCTGTTTGAATGCTATGTAGAATTGGATATAGAGAACATAATAGGGTTAGAGAGGGTTCAGAAGTTCACCAACTATCTAAAACAGAAACTCTCTAAGCCTCCTATAGAAGTATGGCATATCTGGAGAGGAGGAGTAGAATATTGGGAGAAGATGTGCGAAGAGAATGACTATATAGGGTTCTCTGGAGTATTCAGTGTAGGAGGAGGATACGAACTTGCAGAATCTGATTATCCTGAATTCTTTAGAATAGCTCAGAAGAATAACTGCAAGATACATGGGTTTGGTATTACTTCTTGGTCAAAAGTAGTTAAGTATCCATTCTATTCTGTAGATTCAACTTCTTGGTTAGCAGGATCGATGTATGGTAAGATCCCATTGTATGAGGATAACAAGATTAGAATCATATCTTCCACTCATCCCTATCATTCATATTTGGTTCAAGGGGACTGCTACGCTAAAATGAAATGGGGTGCATTACAATGGAAACGATTTGCAGATTCATTGGATCCAAAATGAGGGATATAATATGGCGAATAAGCTAATTATTCATGATTTAGACCCTAAAAGAAACCCTTGGGATGTGCAGCCAAGAGAAACCGCAAAGGCATTTAGAGCCTTTAAAATCTTTTTAGACATCGGAGAGGACAGGAATATACAAAAAGTAGCGAATATATTAGGCTGTAGCTGGCAGAATGTCAGACGGTGGTATGACTGCTGGCAATGGCGTGAAAGAGCAGCAGCATATGAAGGTCATCTCGTAGAGCAGGAATACGCTGAACTCCGGAAAGAACGGCGTAAGGCAATGAAGCAGCAGGTCAAGATTGCTAAAGGACTGATGAATGTCGGTCAGGCAATGATGAACGACTGGCTATATTCAGTGCAGGAAGCAGAGGAGCACCGTCAGGCAGGAGACCCAGACTGGAAGAAATATCTTCCTGATATGAAAGTGACAGAAGTCCTGAATATCTTAGAGCTAGGTCAGAAGACCGGACGGCTGGTATTCGGAGAACCTACTGAGATCACAGAGCAGCAGACATTGACAGAACCAAACAAAGAAGATCTGCTGGAAAGGATGAAAAAATACGATAAACTGTTTAGCGATGATGAATTGTAACATAATGTTACACTCAGTTTCATCATGTAACATCTTGTAACATCTCGTAACACATGGTAACCAAAGCTCAGAAACTAAAGTTCATCTCTACTATACTAGATAACCCTTACATCCCACACGATCCGACTCTCAAGCAGGCAGAGTTCCTGTTCCATGACGATCTGGAGGTAGGTTATGGCGGAGCAGCTGGTGGGGGTAAATCTGACGCATTACTCATGGCTGCGTTGCAATATGTTACGGAGCCTGACTACTCTGCTATCTTATTCAGGCGGACATATACTGATCTTGCTCTCCCGAAAGCGCTTATGGATCGTGCCCATACATGGCTAGATCCGACTGATGCAGTGTGGAAGAGTCAAGATAAGACTTGGCGCTTCCCATCTGGTGCGACTCTGACGTTCGGGTATATCGCTACCAATATAGATGTGACAAGGTATCAGAGTGCTGAGTTCCAGTTCGTTGGTTTTGATGAAGCTACTCAGTTCACCTCTCAGCAATACCAATATCTGTTCAGTCGTCTCCGGAGGTTAGAAGGTAGCAAGATACCCATTAGAATGAGGTCAGCTACTAATCCGGGAGGGGTAGGGCACGAATGGTATAAGAGGCGGTTCATCTCAGAACCTGAAGACGGCATTGTCTTCATCCCATCGAAGTTGGACGACAACCCTCACTTAGACACAAAAGAATACGAAGAGCAGGCTCTATCGCGGTTAGATCCTATCACTCGCAGACAGCTAAGAGATGGAGACTGGGATGCAATCCTAAAAGGAGAGTACTTCAAGAGGGAATGGTTCAACTTCATCAATAGGAGCCAGATACCTAAGATGAGCCGGACAGTTCGCTTCTGGGATATAGCTGCTACTGAGAAGAAGAGAGACAAAGACGATCCTGATTATTGTGTAGGGTTGCTTTTAGGGATCAGGGACAAACCCCGGATAAAAGTTCAGGGGAAATATCAAGATCAAGAAAGCGAGTATTATATCTTGGACGTTACGAGGTTCAGGAAGAACCCTGGAGAGACCGAAGATACTATTCTTAAGACTGCACAGATGGACGGACTGAAGACTTATATCGGGATCGAACAAGAACCCGGAGGTAGCAGTAAAATCCTAATTGCAGGCTATCAAAAGCGTCTGAAAGGATATAAAGTGTTCCCTGTCCTATCCGGAACAGATAAAACCGGAAGAGCTAAGAATGTAAGTGCTGATGTTAGCCATGGCAGAGTCTATATCGTTATAGCAGGATGGAACTCAGACTTCATTTATGAAGTAGAGAAATTCCCAACGGATGGAATCCATGATGATCAGGTCGATGCTTTCTCCGGCGCTCATTATCTGGTGCAGGAACTCCCGAAGATAGGTAAGCCGATAGAGTTCCATAGTTCCGGCGGAGGGAAGAAGCCATTTAGTTTAGGGCAGAACATCCCAGATTTGTACGGGTAGTTTAATCATAGTCAGGAGAATTATACATTATGGCAAGTGCACAGCCAAAAAGTACCAAAAAAGAAGGAGATATTTATATCTCCAGTACTGGTCTGACATGGACTTCAGACTTAAGTACCAGAAAACATCCTACTGCAGAGAAACTCAAGAAGTATTCTGAGAATATCTACGGGGCAGGCATCACTGAGAAACAGCTCAACCTGATCTTTCAGGACTACTATTCTATTTCAGTCTATAACGAGAAATCGGAAAAAGACGAAGATTTATCTTCTAAGATGTTCCGGATGACAGAGAAAATCGACCTCTGGACTCATATGCAGAAATGCTATATGGATGTATTCTGGTTTGGTCCTTACATCTTAAATCCAGTCTGGAAGTTCGGAGATGGAGATGCCTATCCTACAAACGAATATTATATCTCTGAACTCCGCCGCCTCCCTCCGGAGAGCTTCGCTCCGCAGTATTCCACTACATACGAGTATTCAAATATCCTCAAAGGGATTGTCTTAAACGAAGAAACCAAAGCTATTGAATATTGGCAGACTGACACTGAAGGGAACCAGATTCAGATCAAGAACGTCTTCATGATAAAGCATCCCCGCAGTTCTGAATTAGCAGGGACTCCCCTAATATTGCCAATTGTCCCAGTTATCACAATGCTGGACTATGCTTGGCTCGCTCAGATGCAGAGGACAAATAGAACTGGCTCTCCGTTGCTGTTTCTGAGGATCGATTCTATGCACCCGGACGCATCAGAAGACGATGAAGAATATGGCAGAAAGGTCTTGCAGCATTGGGGTAAAGATACTGCCTTCACCCTTCGCCCCAATATGGAACTGATTGACCCGAAGATAACTGACCGAAGCGATAACCTGAAAACCATTTCATCCCTTGCAGGAATGATCATAGACTACTTCAGTCCAGGATCATATATCAGCAAAGACGGAACTCTCATAGGTGGCTCTTCCGGTTCGGAACTGGAATTGCTACTAGGGTATATTCGTGGCATTCATTCGTGGATTACAAAAGCGTTTGAAAAACTCCTCCAGACGTATCTCACTTCAAATGGCTACAAAGATTACACTGTCGAGATTAAGATCCCGTTACTATCTGTAGATCGTTCTGAGATGGTGATTAAAGCCCTTGAGTTAGGCAGGAAGGAGAAAGCCATAACTAAGTCCGAGCTTAGAGAACTTCTACCTATAGACCTATCTCCACTCACAGATGACATTAAAGAAGAGTTGGAAGCTGAAGCTCTGATGATCTCTCCTATCTCTCAGCCTACTCAAACATCTTCACCGAATGCTACAGACGATAATATAGATGATGCCCAAGAGCAGCAGGAACTCCAGCACAAAGAGCCAAAACCAGAGAAGATCAAAGACAAAGAATTGAAAGAAGTAACTGACGATGAGATAAACGAACTCACTGCTGCCGTTGTAACAACTCGTAACAGAGTAATGGAGCTACTGAAATATGCCGAAGAAGCTGACTGAAGGCATCTCAAAAGCCATTGACAATCAGTATAAGAAGTTCGTCAAGACTCTTTCCAGCAATGCAATTGACGCTCACATAGGAGGAGATGTAGCAGCTCATAAGATAATGAACATAGAGGTCAATTGGGATCAGGTCGATAAAGAGGCAGTAAAATACGCCAGCAACTATGGGCGAAAATTATCAAAGTCAGGGATGATAAGCATCCCTAAAACAATAGTCAAAGATGGAGTGGAGGTATTTGGAGGGTATGAGGACTATGACCTCATAGGTAAGAACAAGATCGCCGACAAAAAAGAAATCTCAAGGATCATCCGGGAAGGACTGAAAGCTGGAAAGCCAACCGGATATAAGCAAGAGAAGAACGGACATTACCCTAAAGGATCTATCGCGTACGAACTGGATAAATATTTCAATGCCCGGAAGAGCCATGCTTCATTAGTAGCCAGAACAGAGATCGCAAGGATCGAAGGGGTAGCGATGAAGAACCGCTACAAGAAAGTGGGTTACAATTTCGCAGAATGGAACACTATGAATGATGACGATGTTAGGCCGGAACACATGGAAAGACAAGAGCATGGAATATATCCAATTGATGAGATCCCAGATATCGGTGAGCCGAATTGTCGATGTGTGATCATCCCTGTGACAGATGAGAAAGCAAAAGCAGCAGGGTTTGAAGTAGAGGACATCTCAGAAGAACCAGTATACTCTCCAATGAGAGAGCCAAGAGCTGTCACGAAATCTAACATCGTATACCCTATGTATAACTCTGAGTATGAGCAGAGCGACAAATACAAAACAAATCTGGAGAAATTAGGACAGAAATATGGTATATCTCCAAAAGAATATGAGAAAAAAGTATCGGGCCTTCTGTCTGAAGTCATTGATCAATCTGAACTAGGAGTTAGAATATCTGGTGGCAATCTGCTCAAAGTTATAGAGTCTAAGAGATTCAAATCTCAGTTTGAAATTAGAAACTCTGGAGGGATGTTCAATCCAGAATATAGGGCAGAATTGGAAGAAAAGTTATTCAAGGCAGACCCTAACTTAGACCCCAAGCTAAGGCCTATATATGGGATGCTAATTGATGATTCTGCTGTTCGGGCAGGGTATGGAGATTGGTACGGCTCATTTATTGCTGTGATGAAGAAAGACAGAATCAAGAGTAGGACTAGTTTCTGTGTCGGAGATTCATTAGATAACTCCTATAAAAATTCGTATAAACCATCTTTAATTACTGACCCATCTCCAATATCAGGCAGTATCTCAGGAGGAGGAGATGATGTACCGATGTTAGAATCAGTCAAATCTGCAGGGTTAGCGAAGTTCGGAACTTACGTAGAGATCCAAATACATGGAGGAGTTACTATAGATGACATTGACCACATAAAGGTCCCATGGCATATGGAGTTAGACCCGAAAATAAATAAGATAAAAGACGCAGGGCTTAACGTACAAATTATACCTAGAGGTTCAGTATGATTACTATAGCAAAAGATGATGATCTCTATTTCGTAGTAAAAGACAAATCATCTACAGAAGGACGGATATATGATAAGACTCAGAACATCATATCTCCAGAAATAAAGGCAGCCGTGACTTGTAAATTCATGTATTGGGAGGATTACTTTCTGTCTGAAGAAGAGACAGAAAAAATGATAGCTACAGCTCAGGAGAGTGTGACTCGTGGCATCCGGTAAACCTCTTGAGAACTGGCAGATAGGATATATCCTAAGAAACGAACGAAGAATGAGTAATAGGCAGATGGCAATGGAGTTATCCCTCTCTCCAAAAACCGTATCTAACTGCCTCAAACGACATAAAGATACACATAAATAATTGTAGGTAGAGTATAGTATGGACTCACCTTACCACAACAATCACAATTTGTCCTGAAGCCCATAAATTGTAATGATTGTAGGTTCGTCTGAATCTAGATAGGGTCAAACCTATGCTAGATTTTCGGGTTTACGCCCTTTCCCAAGAAAAAATGGCATGTATTGCTGAAAGCCACGAAAGTAACCGAGTGCCAAACCATCCATAACGCAAGCGCAACCAACACTGAAGATTCTGACATAAATCTCTTTACAACATGTAGACATAACTCATATCGATCAAACCTTTGTCATATTCCTTTTGTCCCCAACTCACAAAGGACAATACTTTTTTAAGGAATTCTTTTATTACTCAACCGCATATCAGTAACTATGCCTTACGCAGGGACATCTGAACTACCTCCTGACATTAGATCTGTCCTGCCGATTCCGGCTCAGCAGATATTCGTCAGGGCATTCAACTCCGCGTATAACGGCTCATGTAATGGTAATGACGAATGCTCTATGAAGATTGCATGGGAGGCAGTCAAAGCAGGATACCAGAAGGTAGAATCTGGCATGTGGCAGCCCATCACGAACAAATCTCATAGGGCAATACTGAACTCTCTTGACCGAATGGTTGATGGGAAATGGTTTACTGCTGATGCTTTCGAGCAGAGTGTAAATCTGTGGGAGAATACCCCTCTGATCTATGCGAATTCTCACCCGAACCTAAGTGCCTTCACTGAAGACCCTCAAAAGGAACTTACCAGAATAAATGGCAGTCTTGTAGGATATATTGGACATCCAGCAGTAAACAAAGCCGGACATCCAAAGCTAATGGGTGATATGGTATTCGATCCGAACTTCCAGTTCAAGAATGCGGTATCGGACTCTACTAAAATTCCTGAAGTCTTGGATTTAGTCCAGTCTGGGAAGCTCTCTCATAGCACGGGCTTCTATTCCAGCTGGGACAAGGATAACCGTCTAACGGGGTCGGTATCTCCTCACCATGTCCTTCTATTTGAAGAAGATTACAGTAAAGGAGATATGCCAAAAGATCCGGGGGCATTCATTCTAAACAAAGAAGACTCAGAAATCTACAACAAAGGACGGAGAGTGTCCACTACGACAGAAAACAAACTGAAGAGTCTATTCTCTGAGTTTATGGCAAAGTTATCAAACGAACTTAAGAACATAAACGGAGATGAGATGATTGAGCCGCAGACGAATAAATCTGAGGAGATTGACGAAATGGAACTGAAAGAGCTTGCCGATAAACTGGCAATTACGAACAAAGAGCTAGGAGAGAAATCTACTGAGATCATAACTCTCAAAGCAGAGAACGATCAGCTCAAAGAAGAGATCAAGAATAAGGACGCTGAACTTGCAGCTATGAAAGCTCAGGAGAACAAGAGACTCGAATCTGAGAAGGATGCAAAGTGGGCAGAAGCAAAGAAACTTCTCAAACCTGGACTTACCCACAAAGAGGAAGACAACCTCAAATATAGAGATATGTTTGAGAACGACAAAGATCAGTTCTATGCAACTGTGATGTCACAGACAAACAAAGATGAGACAGATCCAGAAGGAGATGAGTTTGTAAACAAGAACGGCTCTGAAGATGGCTCACCGACTGACGCAGAACTATCTGCTGCCAGAGAGCAGTATCATGGATTCTGAGGTTAAATTATGACAGTAAGTTCAATTGCATCTAGCTTTAAAACAGGATTTCCTCTTGCTACAATTCTGTATGAAGGAGCACTCACTCTTGTAAGTGAAGGATACACTCCTAGTGGAGCAAAAGAGACATTTGTGAGCAGAGCGGCAGGTCTTCAGAAAGATCAGATAGTGATGCTCAGTGCAGATGCTGCTAACACATTCTCTGCAACAGACGGCATGCCTGTAGCTACTACATTCGCTGCCGGAACTGCCAAGATCATTGGTAAGATAGTATCTGAGCCTCAGTGGGTGAAAGTACCGACAGCATCTCAGGATACTTGGGCTACAATGCTAGCCGGAAAGTATTACCGGGTCGCAACCGTCGAATGGTACGGCGTAACAGATGTCGTCCCAGCAACCCTTACAGATTCCGGCACGACTGCGATTGTCCCCGGAGCAGTAGGTACTCTGAAACTCGATGCTTCCGCTCTTGCTGCCGATCCAGACGGAGGCATTCAGGTGAGCGATGCTGCATCAGGAGGCACTGGAGTATTCTCATTCCACTACAGCAATACTGCTGGAACTTATACTGTGCTGCTTGGTTTCACCGGCGGAGGCATCGTAATTCAGGCATAAGGAGGTAACAAAATATGACAACACAAATATCCGGACAGAATGACATATTCTTAAGAAAAGAGTTTTATCTCCCTGAGATATTCAAGATCCTCGAACGTGACCTGATCTTCATCAACCCTGCTAAACCCGGCATGATCCCGGCAATCAAAGCAGATGGCAGAGCAGTACAGTATAAGCAGCAGGAGACAACCTCTGCAAACACTGACACCAACAAGAAGACTCCGAGGGTCAAGACCCCTGCTGCAAAATGGGCATATGTGGAGATCGACCAGATGGAGAAGAAATCTGCTATCCTGAACCAGAAAGGTGTAGCCATCAAGATCGATAGAGATGCAGTTACATCTGTTCAGGGCATTGATGAGATTAAGAGAGCATACGAAAGAGTATCCTATTGGATTGCCTCTTCAATCAACACCAATATCATCTCTACGATCACCGAAGGAGCGACCACTCCGACATGGACTCCTACAGCTGCATGGTCTGAAGCTACAGCTACACCTGTAGATGACTTGATCAATCTGGAGGAGCAGATGGAAAGGGAAGGGTACCCATATCAGCTCACAGATATCTATATCAACAAGACGAACTGGTTTGAACTGAAGAAGTATCTCACAAGTGTAGATGTCACCGATGCAAAGCAGAGAGATATCTACGGAGTCCCTGCAATCAATAAGGACTCGATGAATATCCCCGTAATACAGAGCGATGTCCACAAGATTGTATCTGGAATTGATGAAGGGTATGTCTTAGGTCTTGACCGCAACAACCCATGCGGGTCTTATTTCTACAATAACGACCCAATGTTTGCCCCTGCGATGATCAAATATGATACTGTAGAAGCAGGTAAAAAGGTGAGTAGGAACGTCAAGAACCTTGGTATCAACACCCATAAGTACTTTGAAGATGACACCCATGAAACCATAATTCAGATATGGTATGATGGAGTCGGGGTCGTAAAAGAGCCATATGCTGCTCTCTACGACTCTGGAATTTAAACCCCTTTTTTTAGGGGCTGACCTCACAGCACATCACATCAAGGAGGATAATAAATGACTTATACCCCAACAACTGCGGATTCATTCCGCAAGAAGAAGGGAACTCTTTCTGACAAACTCTATACTGAGTTCTCAAGCGTAAAGACCGAAACTGACCTACTCCAAACCAATATTGAAGCAGGTCAGATCAAAGAAGTAGTAATCTCTCCTGCCGGGACTCCAACCGCTCTTGCGACATCAGGTGTCGATCTTGCTACCGGAGCAGATGCTACATATTATGGCTCATTTGTTGCTCCTGTAGCATTAACTCTAGTAGGCATGTATGATTACCTTACAGAAGCATATGTCAAAGATACGGACGATGCCAAAATAGAGATATATGACGACTCTGAAACGCCTGCACTGATAGCAGGAAGAACACTTACTGCCGAGGGTGAAGATGCAGGAACACTTACATCTACTGATATAGAAGATGGTGAATCCTCAATTGCTGCCGGAACAAGACTTGACTTAAAGATCACTGCTACTGCATCAAGTTCCGGGACTGGGCATGCTATTGTAGGTTTGAGATACTACAATGCTTGAGGTAGATTATGACTAATTTTATAGTAACAATCTACGATAGTCCAGAAGACCTGAAAGCAGCAGTAGAAGCTCTCCCAAACACCACTACTATCTATGTAGTGCCTTTTATGCAGAGAGAGAAGCAGAAATTCATGCTGATTAGGTGATATAATGTTTGATCAAGGGTATAGCTCAGCATTTGAAACAGAACTGTTTGATTCTCAGGCAAGCTCTCTAAAGAATGCCAGAGCTGACCTTTACAGTGAGGGAGAGATCTCCGGGTCAAGCACAGTTATCCATTTCACAATATTAGCGTCAGTATATTCTGTCATATCTGAATGTGTATCAGGTATAGAATCAATTACAAACACCTTGATAAAATCTTGTAATGGATTCAAGGAGAGAGGGAGGACAAAAATATTATTGATATCATTGAGGAGAGAAGATTAGAATGACAGTAGATGCTACAATGATCAGTAGAGTGTCTCCGTTCACGGTCAGTCCTACTGGAGATATGACTGCTGACGATCTGGCATATTACGCTTCTGTCGCGAAACTGCAATTAGACGATGAAGATCCGGGTCTGGACTCTACTATGTATGATTACTGCCATGCTCTGCTCATCTGTCACCTATTTTTTTCAAGTAAAGGCAACCTCGACCTGAAATCAGAGAATATAGGTGGGAAACATTCATACTCAAAAGATACAGGTGTGACTTCATGGTCAATCCAGTACAACCAAATCATCAAAGATAAACGGAAAGCACTGATAAAAAGTAACCGATCTACTGACGTCACTGAGAGATGTGACGTACATATGCCGGAACTCCAGCTTGACCAGAGCAGAGTCCCGACATATCCGAAACTACAAACTACAGATCAGTATTATCCGCCAGACTATGAATTTTTAAGAGGTTATGACGATGATACGAACTAACTTAATCCACAGTGCAACCCTTAAGACAAAGACCGGAACGACTCAGAGCAGCACTGGGCATCTCACTCCGACCTATTCTACATCTACTGTAGCTTGTCTGTTTGCATCTCCCAAAGGTAATGTTCTTGACCTTGAATCAGGGAAACATTCTCAGAAAAATCCAATTGTGTACTTTGATGTCGGAGTATCTATCTCGACATCATCTAAGATCACTACAACCGAAGAAGGTTGGTCTGGAGAGTACAATGTCTTAGAAGTGAGTCCTTACGAATCTAGGTTCGGTATAGAGTTCTACGTTGCGGAGGTTGAGAAAATTGAATGAAGATTTCGTAGATTGCCGGACTTGTGATCTGCACCGGGCAGAGATTAGACGAGAGATGAGTCAGAAGATGGAAACTCAGTCGATATCCTTGAAATATGAACTATCCCAACTTATTGACTCTCGGATGGAGAAACTAGAGAAAGCTCTCACATTATCCAGCGAACGCCGAACAGAGCAGAGCAATAAACGACATGATCAGACTGACGAAAAGCTCTCAGAAATTGCTCAGAATCAAGCAGGTTTTGAGCGGTTTGTAAAGAGAGTTACTTTATGGATACTAACTGGAGTGATCCTCATCTTAATAGGTGTGATCTGTGGTCGAGGTCTGGACTATTTCATGGTGATGATGTAATGATTGGAGGAGCTAAGATTACTGGTATTAAGAACCTGACAGACAACCTTGAGAAAATCCTATCTAACCGACAGATGTTTGAGGATGCAATGTTGAAAGGAGGAGTATTTGCAGAAGGGGAAGCTAAAAAGAACGCCCCTAAACAGACCAGAACCTTAGCCCGATCCATCAATGCAGAAATCATCCCTACATTCGATAGAACTATCCTTGTAGGGATCGGGACAAACATAATCTACGCCCGAATTCATGAACTCGGAGGGACAATAAAAGCAAAGAAAGGACAATATCTAAAATTCTTCATCAAAGGCAAGTTCATACAGGTAAAACAGGTGACAATCCCTGCAAGACCATACCTAACTCCTGCAATTGAAGACAATGTAACTGAAATCGAGAAGATAATAGGAGAGGAACTCCGGAGACAGATAAGCAAAATGGACTTCAAACTATGATTAATGATAAGATATTCACTAAACTGTGTAACGATCCCGGAGTAAAAGCTCTGGTAAATAGTAGGGTCTATCCAATCACATTGCCAATCGACTGCCCCTCTCCTGCTATCTCATATCAGACGACTGGAGCACCGAAGAACAACGTTCTGCCGGTGTATGTATTGAAATATAGATTCATGTGCTGGTCAGATAACCCCGACACTTCTAACCAAGTAGCCCATGCTATTAGAGCATGTCTTGATGGCTGGAGTATGTCCGGGAGTCCTGAAATTGAAAGCACATGGTATAACGACCTGAGAGATATTCCTCCAGATGACTCTGGCTTATATCAGACGATGGTGGATGTCTATTTCAGAGTGAAAGAATAAGGAGAAAAACAATGGTTCAACAGACTACAATTCAGAAAACAAACAGTGTCCGATTCGGATCTGGCAAATTTGAAGTAGGGTCAGACGTAGAATCCCTTACAAATTTAGGAGCAATGAACGGCATAAAAATGACTGAGGAATGGGAAGAAGTTATGCTGGAAACAGATAACGCCGGAACTCAGTTCATGGGGATCGTGAACCAGAAGATCACACTGGAAGGAGATATGCTAGAATCCGATCTCACGAATCTCTACATGATAAGAGGTGGGATAGATACCTTTTCTTCAGTGGCAGGAGATGCTACTAGTGTTACAGATGAGGTTCATGTCCTTACATCAGGCGAAATTGAAAGACTGACCTATAAGAACGGAGCAGGAACGAAAGTCACATCTATCTCTGTCACATCAAACCCTGCGGGGACATCTTACTCTGAAGGGACAGACTACGAAATCGTAGTGGACGACGAAGGATATTCATGCCTTGTCCTCATTGATGGAGGAGGCATTACATCTGGTGACTCACTTCTGGTAGATTACACTTACACGCCATACGCCAGTGTATCCTTGAAATCCGGAGGTAAAAAGACCGTCAGTTCCAAGGTTGTCAGAGTGACAAATACAAATGCATCCGGTAAAATATTCAGGATCACTGCCTACAAGGCGTACAACAGTCAGGGCATTGAGCTTGAGCTTAATTCCGATCAGAGCACCGATCCGAACAGTGTCCATGTAGTCCTGAAAGGAGTAATAGATTCCTCCAGATCAGAAGGCGATCAGCTGTTTGAAATCTACGATGAGCAGAGCACAACATGAGTGAATTTACCAAAGACTTAGATCAGGTTCTCCCTCCAAAGAGAACCTTTATTCTTGCCGGTAAGGAGTATGATGTATCCGTCTTACCTACAAGAGCAGTACTCCGCTTCATGAGGTATTATGAAGGCAAAGAGAGGGCGGCGAGAGAAGTCCTCGGAGGCAACCCATCGCTAGAATCTATCATGAAGTACATTGAGCAGAATAGTGCTGTGGATGATGTCGAAGAGATATTCGGAGTAGTAGAACAAGCTCTAAAGAAAAAGTATCCTGAAGTCACCTACGACTATCTCATGGACGATGTAGATTATGAAGAAGCGAATGCTTTTGTTGCTTTTGTCATGAAACCAATTCTGGATAAACTCCAGAAGAAAACCGATGAGAAACTTGAGGAGCTGAAGAAGCAGGAAGAAAGTGAATCTATACTGGGAAACTATCCATCGGGAGAATCATCGCCCAACTTGGAATGATGTATCCTTGGGCTGATCCGAACTCAGTCTTGGATCTCCCGATAGATTCAGTTTTCATGTACTGGGAGTATGGAGTAGATTTCATGGTGGCTCAAGGGAAGATCCATGCAAATAGCATCGGAATAATGATGTTTGGTGAGCCGGAGAAAATCCCAGACGAACCAGACCTACAGAAATTCAATAGTCTGTATGGCGACAGGATAAAACGCCCGGAGGAGAATCATGTTTGAAGTAGGGCGACTTGTAGTATCGCTGCTGGGCGATTCTTCCAAGTTAGACAAAACAATCCGAGAAACTGAAACAAAGGCAAAAGGTCTGGAAGGTAAGACTAAAAAATTAGGGACAAGCATGGCAAAGTCCGGTGCTGCCCTGTCTATGGGATTGACTGTTCCAATTGCTGCCGCCGGGACTTCAATGTTCCTGCTGAGTTCAAAAGCAGCAGACTTTGAAAACCAGATGAACGAGGTTTTCACTCTTTTGCCTGACATATCTGAGAAAGGTATGTCTGACATGACTCAGCAGGTCAAAGATTTTAGTTCTGAGATGGGTGTGATCCCAACCGAAGTAGTTCCTGCCTTATACCAATCCCTTTCTGCCGGAGTTCCTCCTGATAATGTCTTCGATTTCTTGGAAGTCGCTAACAAAGCAGCAGTAGGAGGAGTTACAGATCTCACAACAGCAGTAGATGGTATCTCTTCCGTAGTGAATGCTTACGGAGATGATGTAATAGGAGCTGCTCAGACATCCGATCTGATGTTCACTGCAGTGAAGTTAGGTAAGACTAATTTTGAAGAACTATCAGGATCTCTTTACAATGTCATCCCTACTGCTGCCGGATTGGGAGTAGAGTTCGGGAATGTAACTGCGAGTCTTGCCGCTCTGACTGCTCAAGGAACACCGACATCAGTGGCTACTACTCAGATAAGACAGATGCTTGTTGAAATGAGTAAAGAAGGAGGATCTACATCTGAAGCATTTAAGCAGATAGCAGGAGTGGGATTCAAGGAGTTCATTTCCCAAGGGCATAATGTTCAGGATGCTCTCAAGCTAATGGAGGTTGCTGCTCAAGAAGGAGGGGTCGGAATCAATGACCTATTCTCATCTGTAGAAGCTGGTAATGCTGCATTAGGTCTTACTGGTAAAGGAACAGATAAGTTCACTGAGGCTATGGCTGCAATGGATAATTCTGCTGGTGCTGCAGGGAAGGCATATGAACGAATGGCAGGAGATTCCACTCAGTCCATGAAGGAGATCAAAGCTGAACTTGACCTTCTTATGCTGGATATAGGTCAGGAATTTCTCCCAATTCTCAAAGACGACATTCTCCCGATTGTGAAAGATACTGTTGTCCCTCTGCTGAAAGATGTCGTAATCCCGCTAATCTCAGGAGCATCTTCTCTCTTCAAGGAACAAAGTCCACTCATCCGGAAAGTAATTCTGGCAGTGATAGCCTTTGCAGCAGCAATTGGTCCTCTTCTATTGGTTCTCTCACCTTTAGTGTCAGCATTAGGGAGTGTGCTAGGAATGATCGGCGGGGGAGGAGTAGCTGGTGTAGCTGGAGGAGGAATAATTGCAGCGATGACTGGATTCATAGCAGCTGCATCGCCGGTCATTATCCCGATCCTTGCAATAGTGGCTGCTATTGTAGGGCTTATTGCTATTGGGAAACTCTTAATGGATCACTGGGACGAGATCACAGAGTTCTTTGGTAATACCTGGGATACCATCTTAGGAGGAGCAACTGCTCTATGGGATGGATTCATGGAGATATTTTCATGGACTCCTTTAGGAATCATTACTGGGCATTGGGACGAGATCACAGGATTTCTTGGAAGTACTTGGGACAATCTGTCCCAAGGAGCAGGAGATTTCACTGATGGGTTAGGCAAGACGTTTGAAGATGGGTTCTCTACAGTAGGAGATATGGCAGACGGATTTAAGGCAGGCATGCAAGATACTGCTAACTCCATGGTAGATGGATTATTCTCAATATATGACCCATTCATATCATTACTCCCAGAAGAGTTCCAAGATATGTTTGGGGATGTCAAAGATATGCTCCATTCGTTCATCTCAGGCGATATAAAAGGAGGAATTGATAAGGCTAAAGGCTTAGTAACTGGATTTACATCATCTGTCAAATCGGTGTTTTCTGGCTTGAGATCGTTCATAACATCAACTTGGTCTGGGATTGTAAATACTGTCAAAGCAGTCTTTAATCAGTTAATTTCTCCGTTCAACCGGATGATTTCAGCTCTAAATAATATTAGAGTAGATATTCCAGATTGGGTGCCGATCCTTGGAGGACAGACTTGGGGTCTGAATATACCGAACATCCCATACTTAGCAGATGGAGGAGTAGTCCAGAAGTCTGGAATGGCTGTAGTAGGAGAAGCTGGACCTGAATTAGTGAATCTCCCTAACGGAGCACAAGTAACTCCTCTACCAGAGAATCAATCATTCAAAGGAATGTTTGAAGGTGCAGTGTTCAATATTGATTCTCAAGAGAGAGTCCAGCAGCTTGCAATAGAGTTAGCAAAACAGATTAAGAGGAAATCCAGAGCTAGAGGGACGGTGTAATTATGTTCACATTAGGAGGAAAGACCGATACAGAATTAGGAGTATTAGTCCTAGTAGGATATGATACTCCAATCTTACCTTCATCTAGAGAGAATGTAACTCAGATAATGAATCTGCCCGGAGTGCTCGATTTTGGAGGGACGTTAAGTCAGAAGTCATTTAGTATCCCATGTGCCTTCCAGACTACTACTAGAGATAGTTTGGAAGATGCTATAAGAACTTTGACTCACCACCTTATTGACAAGAACGGTCAGCCTAGGACACTGATGTTAGAGTTCGATCACGAAGAAGGAGTATTCTATGATGTCCGATATGCTGGTTCGCTCGATATTGACCGGATCGTAGATAGAACAAATGGTAAGTTTGATCTTGCATTATCGGCAGCGAACCCAATTGCATACACTGAACAGACAAACGTGACTAAGACAATCACATCTCTCTTAGATAATCAGATAGAAATATCATCAGATACTACCTACAAAGAACAACCAATCATATCTATCAAGAATACCGGAGCAACAGATATAACTAACCCTGAAATTAAAATCAAACATTATAGGAGATAAATCATGACAATAAGTACCTACTTACAACAGAAGCTCTTAGAGCACACATACAAAAATATCGCATATACTCCTCCAACAACTGTATATGTTGCATTGTACACTAGCAATCCCGGAGTAGATGATTCCGGAACTGAGGTATCTGGAGGAGCATATGCCAGACAGACAGTCACCTTTGGAACATTTGCTCAGGACGGAAGTAATAGGGGATATCTACCAAGCACAGACGATCCGTTAGAGTTTCCAGAAGCTACAGCAGATTGGGGCACTGTCACTCATGTAGCGATGAAAGATGCTCTCACCGGAGGAAACCTGCTTCACTTTGGAGCAATAGCCGACTCTGTAGAGATTGGGACCTACGACCAGTTCACCTTCAATGCTGGAGAACTGAAGACATATCTGGAGTAACTATGTTAGATCAAGAATTAATGTATGTCGGGAAGGCAAACTCCCCTGCAACCACTCTTACAAGTGGTATAACAGACTCTCAGACTACTATTGCAATTGCATCTGCTGATATATTAGCTACTCTGAACTCCGGGCAGCTAATTACAATCGGTTCCGGTGAGAATGCAGAAACAGTTCATTACACAGGAGTAGATGGTACTACTCTTACAGGATGTACAAGAGGCTATGGTGGAACAACTGCTTCTGCTTGGGACTCTGGTACAGCTGTAAGAAGAGTCTGGACAGCAGAAGACTATAGGCGGTTAGTAGCAAATGTAGAGAATATATCTGACTATATTACTGCACAAGAAGGCAAGATCGTCGGTATGGAGTGGGATACATCTGACCCCTCCCCTACTCTTACTCGTATTGATGCCAATGGGGATGAGTTCTCCCCTACAAGAGATTTCTTTGACAATCATCCCTGTTACAATAGATGGCGATGTGTGAGAGATCGTGCGACTGGTAAGATTCAGTACGGCTACAACCCTCGTGGAGATGGATTAGCATTAGATGGTTCTGATGGAGATGTGTTAGTCTCGTGCCCAGCAGTATATGTTAAATCAGAGATCGAAGGAGATATTCGCAGGTTCTGGATATCCCCGACTGAGACTAATGGATTCGTCTTGCATCCTTATTGGTATTCTCGTGCAGGAGAAGCTCAGGATGTAATGTATAAAGGAGCATATGAAGGGAGTCTCCGAGTAAAAGACGACGGAACATTATGTATTGCAAGTGTGTCTGGAGTGCAACCTTGGACTGGGTATTATAATAATACATTAGATGGGATGTTCAAACTTGGATTTACTGCTGGCGATTCTGAACCAAGCATAGGTGACACCGTAACTGGAGTATCATCTGGAAGTACTGGTGTAATAGTCGATTATTATGTCTCGTCCGGTACATGGGCAGGAGGGGATGCTGCAGGGGAGTTGTATCTAAAACAGACATCTGCTACATTCACGGACGAAGAAAGCATAACATTTGCAACAGTATCTACTGCTGGAGGGAATGCTGGCATCGCTCTAGATATAGATGATGCAGAAGATTACGCTAACAATATAGATACCGGGTTCGGGATCCAGAATTTCTGGGGATACACTGCCGATCAATTATTAATCTATATCGAGTATGGAACTTTAGATCTGCAATCTATTGCAAAAGGTATCGTAGACAAAGCATCAGGATCTGGTTTTGCCGGAGAAGAAACAGGTGCAGATTCTGTAGATTCAAACATCCGAGAATCCGGGTCTGGGACTGGGACTGGCACGAATGGACACACGCCAATTGTATGGAGAGGTATAGAGAACATATATGGCAATACATGGGAATTCTTAATAGGGGCAAATTTCTTTAATACTGATGGATCATATCGCTTGGTCAATCGCGATGGATCAGGAACATATGCCGGCACTCTGGCAGCAGGATCATATGAGTCTGGATCGGGAGTTGTGCCGAACTCTACTAATGGATATATATCGGGATTCCTGGATGGAGATCTTGAAGAATTTGCATTCCTGCCAAGTGCAGCTGCTGGTAGCTCATCTACATATGTCTGCGACAATTGGTGGTATCCTCGATATAATCCATCCATCCTGCTGGCGGGGGGCGATTGGAGCAATGGGCTGGATGCGGGTCCCGGCTGCCGGTCTGCGAGTGGCGCTCCGTCGGTTTCCAATCGGAGTATTGGCGCCCGCGTCGAGTTCGCGCCGGGGGTGGTGGCATAACATATCCTAAATTCTCAGATTTTTCTACTGAGCACAAACCATTGGATGGTGAGAAAATGAGCATCGATTCGGTGCTGAATAAAGAGATTGTTATATTGGGTTTCAAGAAAGGCTCAAGCAAATTTAAAGATGGGGATTACATCACAATTCAGTTTGAACTTGACGGAGATCATAAGATCTTATTTACAGGTTCAGAGGTAATCAGAGATCAAATTGAGAAATATCAATCTCATATCCCATTTGTAGCAACAATTCAGAAAATAGACCGATACTATACGCTAACTTAAAGGAGAATGGCTACTAATATGATCCTGGTTCGTGCGTATTATGGTGGGCGTCCTTACTTTTTCCTGCTAGCAGGGGGCAATTGGAACAATGGACTGAATGCAGGTCCCAGCTACCGGAATACGAATAACACTCCGTCGAATTCCAATCGGAATATTGGCACCCACGTCGAGCTCAGGTCCCTCCTGAGCGGTCCTGAACAACGCACAGACCAGAGCCTCATTTTTGAGACCAAATTCACAACTAGTCCGAAGAGAGGTATTAGTACTAAAATAGAAAGTTCCTCTCTTTCGGCAGGGCTGAGTGGTGCAACATGAAGCGCCATAGTTATCTGTTCCCTCTTGTCACAAATATGGAGAATCTTCGCCGTGCCCATCAGAATGCCCGGAAAGGGAAATCCCATTATGAAGAGGTCCGGATGGTTGATGCCAACCCTGATTATTATCTCAAACTGATTCAGGATTCTCTTATCTACAAGACCTTTTCTACAGCAGCATATACACAGAAAATGGTGTATGAGCCAAAGCAGAGAATCATATATAAACTTCCGTATTTTCCAGACCGGATAGTTCATCATGCAGTTATGCAGGTGATGCAGCCAATATGGGATAAGCAGTTCATATATGATCTTTATTCTGCAATCCCAGGTAAAGGTCTTCATGCCGGGTCATATCGGCTCAGACATTTCCTGAAAGATAAGGAAAATACAAAGTACTGTTTGAAATTCGATGTTTCAAAGTTTTACCCTTCAATCCAGCCGGACATTCTCTTTGAGTTTGTCAAGCAGACTCTAAAGGATCCTGATCTGTTATGGATCCTGGAAGATGTAATATTCAGCAGTCCTGACGGAGGAGTTCCAATTGGGAATTACCTGTCACAGTATTTCAGCAACCTCTATCTTACTCCATTTGATCACTGGATCAAAGAAAAATTAGGGATGAAATATTACATTAGATACTGTGATGATGGTGTAATCCTTCATGCAGACCGAGAAAAATTGAAGGAAGTCAAAGAGAAGATTGCAGATTATTTTGATACACTTGGTCTTAAGCTAAATCCAAAGACTAGTATATTTTCTGTAGATCGTTGTGGCGTTGATTTCTTAGGATACCGATGTTTCAGGACACACACCATCCTCCGGAAATCTTCAACTCGCAAATTTAGAAAAGCTATTAGAAATATTGAGCACAACTATCTATCAATGTCGCCAAGTGAAATTATTGGTCCAATTGGGGCTTATAATGGATGGTTGGAGCATTGTGATTCACACAACCTTAAACGCAAATATCTCGAAACGCCTGAGATATACAATGCTATTAAACATGCAAACAAAATAGGAGGAACATCATGTCAAAAATTGTTAGAAGCAATATAATGCCAGACCCAATCCAGATAGATAAAATAGTATCTGGAGCTGCAACTCTTAGGTGCAGGTGGAACATATCAGAGATATCTATAGATGATGAGTGGGTTGATCCTCATACAGAATGGAAGTATAATGAATATGTGATGTTGTGGGCGTTAGACGATCCTGATTATATCATTGTAGATAGTAATGGCAAACAACATCTCTCAGAGTCTGGACATCAATACTTCTTGGATAATATAAACGAAATACTCAACTGGGCAATGGCGGCAGG